TTACAATGTAACGAACAATAAAGAATATGACTATTAAGATCTTCGTTTTCAACTACCTGACCCACGAGACAATCATTGACAGTACAATCGAAGTCAACGGAGACTATGCAATTGCAGAAGCCAACCATGAGGCTTTTAGGGAATTATTTCCTGACTGTCAAGTTAACTTCGTTATTGACAATGACAATTTTATGATGAGTCCGCCTCTGAATCAAGAAAAAGACGAGATAGCTAATGAAGAGGGTCGTATGACTTGGGACGAGTATATGAATAAATGGCATAGAGGACCGTATGAAAGCGATAGCGATATGCCTGATGATGAGATCGAGCGTCAAATTGATGATCTTCTTGAGACCGATTGGAATGAGCGCGACTCAGTTTGCCATTAATCAACTAAAATCAAAGCTATGTCTAAATTTATACTCTACAAAGATCTTATCAAAATGGCTCATAGATTAGGAATTACCACTAAAGGATTAACTTATAGCCAAATCTTAAAGCACGTAAACGCAGCTAAAAATAAATAGTTATGCAAGAAACAATTACCAATCAAGTCATTAAGCAAGGAGCCGCAGTGCAACTAAATAACGACACTAACAATTGTACTGTATTAGCTTTGGCAGCCACAATAGGAGCGTCTTATGATGAAGCCTACAATATTGCTAAAAATATATGGCTAAGAAAAAGCAAAAAAGGTGTGCGCACAAATACTTTAGACGCTTACTTCACTAAAACACTTCGTGCACATAAAATGGGTACCAAAAAAGTGTATCACATTAAACATAGCAACAAAGAAGTAGTGTGTAAGATGACAGTAGGTACCTTTGCCAAAGAATATCCTATAGGCAATTATTACGTATTAGTATCAGGTCACGCATTAGCAATTAATAATGGTAAGATCTTAGATCACGCAAATCTTCTTCTAAAACCTAAACGTATCGTCAAACATGCGTGGAAAATAAAATAAAAGTTATGGAATATACAAAAAGAGACTTACAAAATTTAGACACGATCGAACAAGCTTGGGACGGAGATGAACTTAAGATAGAAGAGCCAGGTTATAAAGTATGGCTTACACATCCTGAGAATAGAAAATATAATGGCGACTATACAGTTGAAGTATTAGTCAATGGTAAATGGGAACAACAATCATGTTTATTTGATTTTGAATATAAAAATCTTCCATACATGAAAAGTTGTGCATATAGCGGATTACCTTCAGTTAGATCATATAATAAATAAAAAATAAAGGTTATGAAGTTTAAACAAAATGAAAATGCGCCAGCCGGTACTTCTTTTTTTGGTACCACTTTAAATGCCTCAGTTAATGAATTAATCCAGATCTTTGGAGAGCCTACTTTTGAAGATAATACAGGAGAAGACAAAGTAAATTTTGAGTGGGATATTGAATGCCAGGATGGAACTGTGTTTACTGTATATGACTGGAAAGAATACAGATCTATCGGTCTAGACAAACAAATAGAGTGGCATATAGGAGGCATGAGTGGAGCAGATACAGAAAAAGCAAAAAGAGAAATTAATAATATAAAATAAAAGTTATGGCAATTAAAACAAAACAGAGATTAATAAACAAGTCAACTATAGAGATTGACCTCACAGGACCACAAGGAAACGCGTTTTACTTATTGGGCACAGCAAGTAAATTAGCAAAACAATTAGGGCTAAACAGCGCATTGATTCAATCAGAAATGACTAGCGGAGACTATAAGCATTTGATTAAAGCATTCGATAAACATTTTGGAGAATTTGTAACACTTTATAAATAGACAATAAAAATCAAAGTTATGACAAATCAAGAAGCAAAGCAATTAGCAACAGAGATCATAGGAGATGGCAAAAGTCCAAACAAGTTCTTTGTAACCTCAGGACCATACTACTTTGAAGTAGATGAATACGGAAATAGAGATGCAGTTCTTTTAGACGGGTATACTGGAGACAATACTGCTACTCAAGCCTTTGACACACTAAAAGAAGCAGAAGATTATTATAATGATATCGAGCTTGACATCTATGATGGTATTGCTCAAGTTATGATTGAAGATAGAAAGTCTGGAGTTATCAAAGAAAAAACTCTTGAAAAGATAATTCGAGTAGAGTACAGTATGACTGAAATAGACGACACAAAACTTTTTGGATATAAATAAAAATAAAATGAAAGTCAAAAATCTTATAGAAGTCCTTAGTCAATATGATGCTGAGCTTCCTGTATTAGTAGAAGGTTATGAGGGAGGCTGCAATAATGTTGATCTAATTGAAGAGATAGAAGTTATAAAAGACGTGAACACTGAATGGTATTATGGAAGCCACGAAAAGGTTCAAAATCTACATGAGAATGTAATTAGTGACTTTGCAAAAAAAGGAAAGCTTCCATCAAAAGGATTATTAATAACAGCCATTAAATTTTAAAAATGAATAAAGAGATTAAAATAAAAAGTAGTTGCATACCAAATGAGTCTATAGATATTAATGAGTGGTGTAAAATGTTTAAAGTAGGTAGTAGAGTAGATAAGTACAAAGGACAAGATCGTAGTGGCTTTCTAAACTCTCAATATAACTTTCAAAAACTATTCAAGTCTACTGAGGAATTAGGTTTTATTGACAGATTAAAAAGTCTTAAATTAGTAAACTTATGATAATCGTTCATAGCTTTCAAGTTCCTTTCTTTTGGACTGATGGAGTAGGTCCTTATGTCATCGAGGATGGTAATAGAAGAGATCTTCCAAGTGGAACCACTAGAAAAGATATTAAGTGGTTCAAACGCCCATATCCAGGAGGTAAGAATGAAGCATTTAAAATCGATCTAGATTGGGAAGTTCAAGGATCTGATAATAAAAAATATAGTGTAGCTTTATATGAAGACTCATGGTCCTGTAATTGTTATTCGTATAAATTTTCTGGAAACAAAAGAAGCTGTAAGCATATAGAAGAGATCAAGTCTTCATATTTATCATAGGATCCCTTAACTTAAAAGGCTTACTATGAACAAAAAGACTAAAGACTTTATCAAATATGTCAAGAGTGAGTGTAAGGAGTACGGAGTTAAATGTGATCTACGAAATACGAAGTACGTTAAACTATCAGAAAATATAAAGTGCTCAGGATATTTTGACGAAGAGGTTCCGGTTTTAGTTTGTTCAATGAATAGGCCAGACGCAATAGAAATTCTTGCACATGAATTCTGCCACCTTACACAATGGGTAGATCAAATCGATCTTTGGAAAGGTTGTAATGTTTCTATGCCACTAGTTGACGATTGGTTAAGTGGCACAGAGGTTCATAATATAAAGAAGCACTTGGGAGTTTCTAGAGATCTTGAATTAGATAATGAGAAAAGATCAGTGAGATTAATTAAGAAGTTTGATCTGGACATAGACATAGACCATTACATTAGAAAGGCTAACGCGTACGTGTTTTTTTATAACAGACTATTGGCTACTAGGAAATGGGCAACTCCTCAAAACAGTCCATATACAAATGAAAGGATAATAGAAAAAATGCCCAGATACTTTAGGGCAGATTATTCAATAACACCAAAAAGAATTGAGAAGGTATTTATACAAGAAAACTTATAGTCATGACAGATCAAATAAAGCCCACAAGAAAACACGTTAATCAGATATTTGAATGGTGCATTAAACATTATGGCAAATCTACATTCAATAAAACTGTCCCTGTTATTGAGTTTAAAAAGCAGGACTATTATACAGAAGGATGTATGGCATTTTATGATGAGATAGATTCAGTCATATATATTAATAAGGATCAGAATGATAACCTGCCTGAATTAGTAAATAGCGTTATACATGAATATGCTCACTACAAACAAAACATGAAACATTATCAGATACTTAGTTTATATCTATCAGATAGTAAAAATCCTATGGAAATAGAAGCCAATAAAATTGCTAAAAAAGATACAAAAAAATGCCTTAAAGAGGTATTTAATATAACAACTTCCAAGTAATATTAATATTTATTGTTATGTTATATCTAAATGTTTTATAAAGGTATTATATAAAAATATTTAGCTCAGTAAATTAAAATTAAAAATGATATTACTTCAAGTAGTAGAGGCATCTGGAATTAGAGATTATTTTCTACAGTACGGTGTTTTAGGACTCCTAGCATTTCTTTTAGGATACTTTGCTTGGACTCAGTATCAAAGATTAATAAAAAAGAACGACGCTTTAGAATTTAAAGTAGACAAATTGCAAGACGAAATGATGCAATTGTTAATTCAGGAGAGAGATAGAATGGCTTACTTAATCAAGGAGAATACACAAGCGTTAAAAGATCTTCAAAATACCATACTTACTTACATGGTTAAAAACAATGAGTGATGGACTACAAAAGACTTTCTTTAAGCAAAATAGGAGACAAGCTTATTAAAACATTAGAAGCTAAAGAACATTTTGATCGTAAAGAAGAAGAAAAGTCTTACGTAAAAAAGGTACAGATACTTAAAGAAATCCTCACTCAAGAATTTAAGTTTGTTACACAGAATAAAGTAGCGCATTTAGTATATGCCACACGCGCACAGGTGCTCGAGAAGCACATATCTTATATAAAGAAGATACAGAATAATAAGATATTTGAGACCTCAGATAAGCAAATAATCGACACTCTTCTAGCCAAATACGGCTAATTCACAACTAATTGATAATCAATCAGTTAGGATTCCACTAAATAATCTCCAATCCAGGCCGCATTTCACTGAAGAATCTTTAATAAAACCTAGACTTTATTGAATGAAACAAAAAGTTTTAAAAAAGATTGAAAAAAAGTGCTCTGGATCAAAAATAGTTAGTATATTTACAATGTAACAAACAAATAAAGGTTATGAATAATCAAATCATCTTATCAGCATTAGAATCCCAATTGGCCATTAAGAAAGCAGACCGCGACTCGTATGAAACGTGTACATCAGAGCCCGCATTAAAAGCAGCGACTCAAGAAGTTTTAGAATCTCTTCGTGATAATGTATGTGCTCTCATTCCAAGTATCATGCTTGATGAAAGTCGTATCGAGATCATGAAGTGTTCCAATTCAAATTCTTGGTCTGCTCTCACCGTATCTTTACAAAACGATTGGAGATCTGAGGACAGAAAAGTATATGCAAAAATGAATTGGTATGGATCTAGTGCTACCACTCAAGAAGAGAATGTATTGAATGATGTTCGGATCTTTGGTGCAGTTGCAGCTAAACTTGCCTGGATCGAATACGAGTTCTTAAATAATTGGAGACCTAAGCTTATGGAAATAAACAAGCCATGTGACCTTATGCGATCCGAGATCTATAGTATAGAGAGCGGTATCAGGGATATCAAACAGAAAATAACACAAGAAGGTATTGATACCTACAAGACAGAAGGATTCTTTTGCACTGTTATTCCAACCCTAAACATAGAATTGGATTGGGAAGCGGATGAAATAGATCCATCTAAAGGACGTCCATACATATTGAAAGGAAATATTGCTAATATAAAATTATCAATAGGTAGATCTAAGTGGGATTATGTATATGCTAAATCTTTCAAAGTCATAAAGACTAATAAATATAAAACTACTTTAGAAGTAACTCTTGGTGATGATAGGGTCGTAGAGCATATAGTCACAGCAAAATCATTTAACGACTTTATTGATCAAGTGTACAATTGGCAAACTGATAGAGCTAAAGAGCATAATGATAAAATGACAGAGAGATTCAATACTCGATTCGCAACAAAATAAAAACAAAATAAAATAAAAGTTATGGGACTAGACATGTATTTATATCGTAAGACATTTCTCCATACAGAAGATTATATCAATGAAGATAAAAAAGATAGTATAGTTGTCACTAAAGGTGGAGAACATCATCCTAGTATTAAAAATGATAGAATTAAATATGTTGTAGAGGAAGTAGGATATTGGAGAAAGGCAAACCAAATTCACAAGTGGTTCGTAGATAATGTACAAAACGGCGTAGATAATTGTGGAGAGTATGAAGTTAAAGAGGATCAATTAGCAAATCTATTGGAGACCTGTAAACTAATACTAGACAAAGATCCTGGTAAGGCTAGCGTATTACTACCTGTGCAAAGCGGGTTTTTCTTTGGTAGCACAAACTATGATCTAGACTATTTTAAAGATCTTGAAAATACTGTAAAGATTATTGAATCTTTATTTGAACAGGATCTTGATGGAGGTTCTTATTTGGAAGGAGACATTTATTATTCATCTAGTTGGTAATATAAAATAAAAATTATGAATAAAAAGTATTGCATTGTATGTCAAAAATTAATACCAGAAGCCCGTGTTAAATTAGGGTATCAAACTACTTGTGTAGATCATTCAACATCTACGCGATATACAGGTATTGTAGCAGCGGGATCTAAGAATGACTTCGAAGTTCATGTTATCAAAGATCCTGAGCTTGGCAAACGACTTGTTAGCTTAAGCAATATTTATTAAAAAAGAATCAAATGAATTATGTAGACCCAGTATCGTACAGTAAGAAGATCTTAGCTTTAATGGAAGATGAAATGCCAGAAGTTCAAGAAGTAGTTCCTGTAAAAGGAAAGAAGACTATGAAAGAAAGACTTTCAGAACTTACTCCAGATGAAAAACAAAAACTAAAAGAATATATGGATGCTCTTAAAGAAATTAAGAAAGAAGTGTATGAACTTTTACATAAAAACCAAGTAGAAGAAGTTGGCGGCAATATGTCCTCAGATCTTACAATGCCAATAAAAGAAGAAATAGATCTTAATGAATAAGATCAACTTCTTGGGGCAATTGAAAATCTTTTAAGTCAAGGAGAGACGAGTCAAAATATTCTTAGAGTTGTAAAAGACACTTTAGGAATGTATTAGAGTTCTATGAATAAAAAAATGGTTATGAATAATTTTGTTTTAGGAGTTTTATGGGGAATTGTAGGACAGTTATTGTCATTTATCCAATTACAAGCAGGTATTAAATGGGGATGGATTGATAAATACAGTATAGCACTTATGTTTTTAGGCCTTCCTATTAGTTGGTCATTCATGAAGAGTGTATATTATTTTATTAGTGCATTTGATGGACAACAATGGCCTTCTAGAATAATTGGATTCGGTATTGGAGTTATAGTATTTAGTATTCTTAGTTGGGTTCTATTTAAAGAGGGAATCAATCCAAAAACCGGAGTGTGTATACTTCTTAGTATAGTCATCATACTTATTCAAGTACTTTGGAAATAAATTATATTGTTCTATAAAATAGAATTAAATTTGTATTATGCGTACATTAGTAATAGGAGACACCCACGGGAGATCTAATTGGAAATTAGCAGTACATCAAGAAAACCCTGACAGAGTTATATTCATCGGAGACTACTTTGATTCATTTGATATTTCTGGAGTAGAACAGATACATAACTTTAAAGAGATCATAGATTATAAAGAAACATCATTTACAAATGATGGTAAAGATAATCAACGTAAGACCGAAGTTGTATTGTTGATTGGTAACCATGATCATCATTACTTTCCCGAAATCGGGTATACAGGTACTAGTGGGTATCAAAATAAAATAGCACCTTCAATTACTCAAGTCGTAGATGAGAATAGACACCATCTACAAATGGCTTACGGCTTTGGAGAATTCCTATTTACTCACGCTGGTGTAAGTCCTGTGTTTATGGATCAAGTGTTTGGAAAAGATGGTTGGTCTAAAGAAATAGTTGTGGTTGACCTAAATGAATTGTTTAGGTATAAACCTAAAGCATTTGAATTTAATGGATTTGATGCTTACGGCGATAATTCAACACAAACTCCTATTTGGATTAGACCTAGATCTTTAATGTCTTCTAATAAGAAACATGAGAAAGGATTAAAGAAAGATTATATCCAAATTGTAGGGCATACAGGAATGAAACGAATTGATTTAGACGGTAGTGATAAATTCACTGGTGGTAGATATTACTTCATTGACACAATGGGCACATCAGGAGAATACCTAGTAATAGAAGACGGTATAATAAGAACCAATTCAGTAAAATAAATGGTATGAAAGAGAACAAAAAGAAATTAATAATAAAAGAATTAATTGATAAGATGTTTGAAATTGCCGGCCATCCTCTTAAATTTGAAGATGTTGAAGGTAGAACTGATAATTGGTTCCAAGAATATACAATGACTGAAGATCAAAATAAAGAGTGGAAAGATTGGGGTATTAAATTGTTAAAAAAGAAAAAACGTTATAACAATTACTTAGCTGATCTTGAAATAAGAATGTTAGATTTATATTGTGGATTAAAAATATCTGATAGTACATTTTATAATAAAGAAGAAAAAATATAAAGAGTTATGCCAACATTTAAAGAAGACGTAGAAGTAGAAATGTCAATAGATCCGGAAGATTATGTTGAAGGGTGTAATGAGTACTCTAAGAATAGACTTATTGACGCTCTAATAGAAGACGGATGCTTAAACGAATATTGCAGAGGAGTTTACCAATACGGACTTCTTTCTCCACCAGAATTTTTTTATGTTACAGCAATTCATAAACTCAAGAACAAATGGAATATGCTTACTCAAGAAGAAGAGGAGCTTATTATAAAAATTGCAAATCGTTTCTAATGGCACATGTAGTTGATATAGTTGATAGGATAGAAGAAATGTTCACTGACGTACCTGATAAAAGAAAGAAAAAAGAATATCAAGAGTGGAAGAATACTATCAATAAGTTAATTGAAGAAGTTAATAAACTATCTAAAACAAAAATGTATTTAAATATAAAATAAATAGAATATGGAAGAGGACTATAAAGATTTAAGTACGGGACACTATTTTGAATTAGCAGACAGACTATCAATCATTATGGGAAATCTAGATGAATATTGTTACAACCATCCGGCAGCAAATGATAAGATACAGAAATCTATAGATAGAGCTATGAAAAATCTTTGGGAAGCATATCAAATTACAGGAGAAAATATATAACTATATGGCAGACTTTAGCAAACAATGGTGCGAATTAAATGATCCTGAGATGCCTCACGATTTTGATATAGAGGAAATAGCAAGTGAATTAAAAGATGATCACTATGTTACTTATATTTGCGAAGGATTCGGTTTTACAGCAATAGCAAAAGATAAAGAAGGAAAGACTATATTATATTTTCCTGATTGGGAATTCACAGGAGTGGAAGATAAATCTCATTGGATAGAATATGATATATTTATTAAACAACAAAAAAATAAAGTTTTATGATTGGAGCAATTATATTTGTAATCTTATTAGGAGCAGGAGTATTTAAGATGGTGTATGATCATCAAATAGTTAAAGATTTACAAAAGATTAGATCATTCCAAGATGATTTAAATGATGATACGATAGAGGAATAGCAAAAAGAAAACACGACGGGCGGGGGCTCATTCCGCGAGGGCCTAAAAAATATCATAAATATATATATGAATTGGAAACATGGCTACTCCAATTTTAATTAATAGCCCTATAAAAAGAAAGGCTTATATTTGTATAAACAAAAAAAAATAGAATATGAATCCAAGTACAGTAGTTATGGTCTTAGGTTTTTTTTTTCTAATATTAAATTTAGTATGGCCAAGTAAGAAGTGGGGAGGAGTGGCAATAAAGATTGTCTTCTCATCTATAAGTTTGGGCCTCTTCTTGGCAAATGCTATTTACACATTTGCAAAATAATATTACTATGAAGATTGAAGTATCTAATGCTGAGATTCTAGATAAGTTTAGTATCCTAATGATTAAAGGGTTTAGGATAGAAGACGAGGATAAAATAAGAAACATCCAAAAGGAAATAGATGTATTACTTCCTATAGCTGATGAGCTTACAGAAGAGGAGGAGGTCTACTCTAAGTATCTTGAGCTCATTAAAGTTAATGAAGAGCTGTGGGAAATTGAGGATGAAATTCGTGAGTACGAAAAAAGACAGCACTTTGAAGGGAGATTTATTCAACTCGCCAGACTTGTGTATATTACAAATGATAGAAGAGCAGAGATCAAAAAGGAGATTAATCTTTTAACAGGTTCTAATCTAATTGAAGAAAAATCATATAAAGAATACAAATGAAAGATTTTGAAGACTACAGTATTGGATCAGGTGACGAGTATGCAGATATTTTGATTAATAACCTAATAGCATCAGATGATTTAAATGAGGAACTTCATGAGGATTTGATTAAGTACTGGGCTGAGGAGATAAGGAAGACCTGTAATGAGAGGTACTCTCTCTACATTAAAGGAGAGGCTGATGACTACAGGTTATACGAAAGAGATATGCTAGACACCTATAAGGAGGCAAGCCTTAGAGCGACACAAGAAATTATAAATAATCTTGTTGAGAAGGGTCAAATACAGATGGCAATTAATGAAGAGGGAGAGATTGTATATGGTTCTAAGGATTGGGATTGGCTTAAGAATAAAACTAAAAGAAAAAAATAATAAGATATGGCAAAGGCAATATTAGAATTTGATCTTAATGAACCAGAAGATAGAAATGAACACGAAAGGATGCTGAAGTCTCTAGATCTGTGTCTTGCTCTGTGGGATATGGATCAGTATCTTAGGAGTCAGACCAAGTACAATGAGTCTCTAACTCAAGAACAGTGGGATGTACTAGATGAGACTAGAACTAAGTTGTATGAGATTATGAATGCAAAAGCAATATCACTTGACGATTTATTAAAATAAAAAACTAAGTAATTAAATAAAAGTTATGAATAATCTTGGTTATGCTTGTATTTGTATGTCACTACCTGGAAGAACCACTAATAGAACTATGCGTAAGGCCACTCTAGACCAAAAGGGGATTGGGTATCAATCTCAATTGGCTCTTCAAAACGTATCAGACCTTATCTATATTTTAGAGTGGAACAGGCAGAACGGAATATCATTCTTTAGGATGAGTAGCGACATGATACCTTGGGGCAATACTATTGATCTAGAGACACTACCTGACTACAAGAAGATTGCAAAAGAACTTAAAAAAGCTGGAAACTTTGCTAAGTTTCATAACATAAGACTAAGTATGCATCCGGGTCCATTCACCACTCTTAGTAGTCCAAAAAATAAAGTAGTAGAAGACGGCATCAAAGACCTTGAACTACATGGTAAGGTTATGGATCTTATGGGCCTTTCTAGAACTCCTTATAATAAGATCAACATTCATATGGGTGGTACACATGGAGACAAGACAGCATGCTTACAGAGGTTCGTTGAGAACTTTACAAGGATTAGCCGGTCTGTAAGATCTAGGCTTACTATAGAGAATGATGATAAGGAATCTCTTTATACAGTTAAGGATCTTATGTTCCTACATGAGAGAATCAAAATCCCTATAGTGTTTGATTATCACCATCATAAGTGTCAGAAGGACCCTATGTCAGAAGAGGATGCACTTAGGCTTGCCGCTTCTACTTGGCCAGAAGGAATCAAACCTGTAGTACACTATTCAGAATCCAAGGCTTTACATGAATCTGATAATAAGATAAAACCTCAGGCTCATTCTGATTATGTAAACGCCCTACCTAACCTGTACGGTGTACAAGCAGACGTCATGATAGAAGCTAAAGCAAAAGAGCTTACGCTCTTAAAAATTAGAGAGAGTGAAAACCTCTGCCACTATTCAGGACTGAGAAAGGTAGAATCTTATAAGTAAAATAAAAAGTAGAAAAAAGTAGCCACTCTAAAGATTGATGTTAACAGGTTCAAAAATAAGTCTTATATTTACTATATATCAATTAACAAAAACAAAAAACAAGCAGTTATGCAAAACAACACAAACCGCCCGTCTAGCTACACTAAGTTGAGCTACATTCAGAAAGTTAGCCGTATCAACCGTAAGCTCCGTACTGGAGATGTTACTAAAGTAGCACAAACAACAGGCTTTAGTCCTAATTATACCTCAGAGGTTATCTCAGGTAAACATTTTAACGAGCGTATCGTCAACGAAGCGTATGACGTAACTCGTGGTCGTATGTCTAATGCTGTTAAGCTTTCCACTTTGGACGCTTAATTTAGGCATTCATTGATTGTTACCGGCCTGGGATCTCTATCCTGGGCCTTTTTTATAACTAATTGATAATCAATCACTTATAAAACCATTGAAGAATCTTCAATACAAGCTAGAATCCACTAAAGAATCTTCAGAGAAACCTAGGTTTTACTAAACGAAACAAAAAGTTTTAAAATAGTTGGCTCCAATGTGCCCCCAGTTCAAAAATAGTTAGTATATTTACAATGTAACAAACAATAATGAATATGTTAATGAAACAAATGAGAGATTTAGAGAGGCTTGCTACGATGCAAGAAGAGGAGTTCAAAAGAACTAACCAAGATTATGAACCTATGTTCCCAGAAGGATGGGCCGATGACAAGAATTGGCTAGATCTTAAATATGACTACGACTCCTTTAGGAAGATCCAGATCGAGATCGATGACTATAATGAGCGTATGGTCGGTTGTTAAACATCAGTCAGGTGGCGGAATTGGTAGACGCTAATTAACAGATAGAGAGAATAAAGGAATGGTTATCTCTCATACAGGTTCGAATCCTGTCCTGACTACAAAAAATAAAAGTTATGACATACCAAATTAAACTCAAAGACCTTAAGCAACAAGACGGAATGTATTACATCGGAGACTTCGTGGACATAGAAGGTTCAGGATGGGTAGACAAGGATATGGCACTTCAGACAATCGACATACTCAATGCCGAAGCCAACCAACCTATTATCGATGACTTTGAAGATGATTTTTTTGCTGATCAAGAATTTTAATATATTACAATAAATAAGCTATGAACAGAAGATTAAAAAAAGGACAGCACGGCTGGATCACTCAGTCAATCTTAGACTTCGTATATCTTAATGGTGAAGTTTCTTACAAAGAAATGGACACTCACTATCTAGTGGTTTGCCAAGGAAAACCTGCCTATCAGAAAAGCAGTTCATTTAACCACCATTGGACAAATTTAACTAAACCATCGAATAAACGTAGATGTCGCAGGTATTTAATTAAAGGATCTAACAGAAAGTATACCATAGGATTCGCGTTCACAGCAGCAGATCTTTATAAAACTAAATAAAAGTTATGACAGCACAAGAGAAAGCAATTAAATTAATCTCAATGAACGAGTTAATAGTGTTAGCAGAAACAGGACGTAAGTTAACAATGGATGAACGTAAAGGTATTGCTAAACGCCAAGCAATTGAAACTTGTAATGAGGTATTAGGGTTTATGGGTGCGGATCGTGGTTATTCATTTTGGGTTGAAGTAAAACAAGAAATAGAAAAAATATGAAAGTTATAGCAATTAGAGATAGTTACTTTAACGATGGTATTAAACCAACAGATAAGGCGATTCATAAAGGATCAATATACCATGTAGTAAATAAACATTTCAAACCAGAAGATATATATTTCTATGATACAGAAACACATTATCCAAATGGTGTTCATTTATATGAATTATTGGAACAAAAGGGAATGCATGTAGTAGATCTATTTTTAGAGTTACCTAATGATTTATTTGAAGTTGAAAAAATAAAACAAGATGAGTACATTTGAAATTGATTTCTTTGAATTAGCATTTCTAGCCGAGGCGTGTATACCACCGCGTCCAATTGCTCGAGCTATGTTTTGGCAAAGCCTAACAGACAAGTATTGGGAGCAAATGACCGAAAGCGAACGTGCTCATATGTTTGAATGGCTTCAGAAGAGTTGGGTGTATGAGGAGAGTTTGAAGGAAGAAGAGGATACTCAAGTATTCCATACTAGATTCAATCCAGATAACCAATATACTATTAAGGTTGATTATGATGGTGAGTTAAGCGAACATAGAGCATTTAAATTAAACGATAATTACTACATAGGTAGGAATAGATGGGTAGCAGATGAATATATTGTATCGATTAATAAACTTCCATATCCATAATAAAATATTAATATGACACGAAAAGAAATAGAAAAATTAGCTGAATCTGCTTGGGAAGGATGTCATCTCCCTGAGGTTGATAAGCAATTTTGGGTAAATGGGTTTATACACGGCTATCTAAATGCTCAAGTAGATAATATAGATAAACAGAATCAAGCGAGTCATGATAAGATATCAGATATATTAATTAATAATATAAATCCAAAGTGTAAGTACTGTGGGGGAGAGGATAGAGGACAGTAATAAATAATCTATATATGACAGTAAAAGACAGGGCTCAATTTTTGATAGAGAGATACGGGCAAGACTCTATAAAAGTTATTAAAGACGTTATAGATGTAAAAGACCAAGATCCTGAAACTATTAAGTACTGGCAAGAGGTATTAAAGGTATGTAAAGAGACTGTAAAAAAGAAGAGAGAACACTAAAAAGGTATACTTTTCTATTTCAAAAGATTATTATATATTTATATAAACAAACAATAAGTTATGAAAAAAAGCAAGTTTGCATTAAAAGACAATAGATCTTTTAAGGTAAAAGCCACTAGCTTTGCACAAAGTTTGCTATTCTGGAAAGGCAGAAAGAAAGGCATGATCCATACTAGAGATATTACCTTAGATGATATTAGATCAGTATTCTTTCCTAAAAACTTCTATGAAAAGTACCACTATTTAGGAAGTGTACCTTGGAATGAGGAAGGCGAAATCTTTAAAGCAATGGAACCTTTAATTGTATTCATGGACTATAAAGCAAAACCTAAGTGGTGTCCAAGGTGGTTCTTAAGATTCCTACACTTATTTGGATCAGATAATTCTATAGTGAGAGTAAGAAATAGAGTGCTACATGACTTTTTAATGTATCTTACTGGAAGATATATAATATTTGATTATAAGACTAAATGGCATTATTATGATCTTCGGATATCAATTAGTGGAGATACTCAAATGTGGAATTTAGCTACTAGTATAGAAAACAGATTCTATGAACAAGGACGCAGAGAAGATTTAGCACAGCAGATCAAAGACTTAGATCCTAATACTAAATTTGACAAAGGATTCTCATTAAACGATTTGCAAGATGAGTTAGAAAGACTTGATGGAGTAAATGAATTTTAAAAAAATCTATATGAAGTACGAAAATTTCTTAAAAGTTATAATGACTCAAAGAAAATTAGAACAACAAGTACATACTCTTATTAGAAATAAACAAATAAACTATGATACAACTAACGGCAATAGATTATTTTAAAAATGAATTAATTAAAAAAGGGTTCTTCGTTCCAAAAGGAATATATACAGAAGCCAAATCAATGGAGAAAGAGCAACGTATAAAAGATTATAATGCCGGCTATACAGATGCTCAATGCAATCATATAAATGATGCAGAAAATTACTCTAATGAACAAGACTATATAAATAACAAATAAAGAGAATGACAAAGCAAGAACTACTTGAAAATGTAGATAAATACTACAATGAAGCTAAAGAAGCTTATAGCAAAGAAAAGGAAGATCTAATTAAGTTACTTACTCCATCTGCTGCTAAAGCCGCTCAATTGTTTGAAATAAAAAGTAAAGAGGAGTGGTTAGAAGACGAATTAAAAACTATTAATAAATAACATGGAAATTTGGAAATTCAAAGTAGAGAACATTATTGAGATGCCTAAAGAAGCAAAGATCATAACAGTTCAACAACAAGACTCATTTAATACGTGTATTTGGGCTATAGTAGATCCAGAGGCCGAGAAAGAAAAAAGAATGTTCTCGGTCATAGGTACAGGAGAGGACTTTGACCCAACTAAAAGAAAGTACATTGGAACTTGGCAAGATTCAATATTTGTTTGGCATCTATTTGAAATTATTGATTTCCCTATAAAGTAACAAGAGGGGGATATTTATTCCAAAGAAATATAATGAAACTAACCAAGATACTAGAGTCAATACTATCAGAACTCAATATACCAAAACCAGAGGATGCTTATAAGTTTGATAGGATAGCATCTAAAAATTTAGGATACGGAGATTATTACAAGTACGCTTATACTAATGTTAAGGGAGATCCTATGGAAGTTACTGTGATGTCCCAGAAGAATCCAAAATATCCTGGACTTACTTTCTATGTGGCATTCGGTCCTGATGAAACTGCTCAAGGTACTAAGACTGATTTTATTCCTGATCTTGATAGTGAAGATCCTGATGATGAAGAGGAGAAGTACAATATTAAAACTGGAGCTGGAGATGTATTGAAAGTTCTGGCTACTGTGGTTCAAGCTGTAAAGAATACTGCTAACAAGGTTGGAGGTATGGATAAGGTATATGCAATGGCATGGTCACCGGCAGATAAGAAGAGAAAGAATGTATATGACTACTACGTACAAACTTTGTTCCCAAGCTTTAAAAAAGACCTTGCTGTATCTAGCAGTTCTTTCCAACATTATATCAATCAAGACTTTAAAGGTAAAGAAGAAGATAATAATAATCCAGAATAATATAAGAAGAATATATAATGACAAAGAAAGAACAACAAGAATCACTCTTCTCACTTAATATAATACATGGATATATAAAACACTATGCACTACAAGAAGACTATGATAGAGACCACTGCCTCATGCACCTAAAGTCTGTAATAGAAATCATAGAAGGGGATAGGATAGAGATACTCCAAAGAATAACTAAGGATCCTAATGTGTTATAAAAAAGAATAGTGTTAGGAAGTGTTAGTTTGTGTCAATTTGTGTCATACCAATATATAAGAAAGGTACTAAGCCGTGTTTCCTATATCACGCCGGCGGCACCTAAGTGATTGATTTCCAACAAGTTAGGGAAAGTATATACGTATATAACTAATTGATTACCAATACGTTATAACTGATTGATTGCCAATAAAAACTTTTGAAAATAGTTAAAATAAATTTTTTTATGTCACTGGATTGTCTTACTTTTACTATATAACAATCAAACATGACTATGAATAGAATGGATCTTGCCCAGCTCGTTTACTTCTTCAGGACCAATAAAATGCCTGCCTGTGTAGACTATTTCAAAAGCTTGGCCAATGAGAGCATAACAGTAGGTGGTCTGATAGAAGCTGACTTCGTTAAACGTCACTGTTCAGTGGATAATACACCAGCTCAGATCTGGAAGGAGATCCAGGCCAATGTGACCACATACGTAGGCTGTGAGTTTTAACAATCCGTTAACTCCATCTCTCAAGTAATAGTCTTATATTTACATAGATAACAAATCAATAAAGCATGACACTCGAATTTACACAGAAGCAACACGCCCTCCTTTCAGATGCCCTCCACACCAGGCTTCACAGAATCGATCAGATGATCAGACTGTTTGAAGAGGACAGGGACACTAGGGCAAAGAATATGGTTAAAGTCTATAGTGAAGAGTACATGGACGTCGAGTACCTACTCCAGATGGTAGAGAGGACGGAAGGCTAACTCCAAAAATAAATTTTTCTATATCAAATAAAAGTCTTATATTTACTTATACAATCAAACAAAATAAAGGTTATGTCAAAAGCAACAAATTTTAAGAACAACGTTATCACTTCTATCTCTCTCGAAACTGCTAAGGATCTTGCACCTGCAATCTTCGCTACAAGCCCGGCTCCTACAATCAAGAGCCCTAAGTATCAGTTCACTCCTACGTTTGAGGTTATCGAGCACATGCAAGATATGGGTTACGCTCTCACAGGAGTTAAGCAGTCTAAGTCCAATGTTGAGCTTCGTAAGAACTGGGGCATTCACATTACTAGGTTTCAACACCCTGACCTCTACATCAAGAACCCACAGGGTGAGATCGAAGCAAGGCCTGAGGTTGTACTCATCAACTCTCATGACGGCACAAGGCCGATTCAATTCGAGATGGGCATGTTTAGGCTTGTCTGTGAGAATGGATTGGTAATCAAGGACCAAGACATGGGCTCCTTTAGAGAGCGCCACACTAAGTACACCTTCCAAGAGCTTAAGGATCTTATGGATCAAAAGGTCTTAGGCCTCAAAGATGTTGTAGGCAAGATCAGTCAATGGGCTCAGAAAGAAATGACTGATAAAGAAAGATATCAGTTTGCTGTAGAAGCATTAGCCCTGAGATTAAGTTCAGATCGTCAGCCAGAACAGTACGAGGTAATGGATATCCTCAATGCTAAGCGTAAGGTAGATGAACAACCTACTCTATGGCACACATTCAATACTGTACAAGAGAACCTTATCAAAGGTGGCTTCCAACTAAACAATAGGCAAGCTAGGGCCATTAAGAATCCCATAGAGGATTTTGTACTGAACCAAGGCCTATGGCAGCTAGCCGATGCTTACGCTAACTAAGAGTCTCGGGGCGGGGTACTAGCAGACAGCTAGTGCCTTGCTTCTGCTCTTTAGCATCCAACTAGCACCATGGCAAAGACCTAGTTATGGTAGATAGGGGGCCCCTAGCAGGGAGCCCCGCGTTGACCGGCCCTGCACACCGGGGAATTTTCCAACTTAGCCAATAAAATAAATACGTAAATAAAATGAAGAAGACTGTAAAAGAAAAACTTGTCGATCACATGCTTGCTAATGGAAATGATTTCAGATACACAGAAATGATTGCGAAGGTTCTAAAGATTACTAAAGGAGATGACTATATCTATAATTATAAAACAGATGATCGTGGTTATTACTCTACAAACTTTTGCACAACCTATAATGGTTACATGGTAAATGGCAAAGGATCTTGTGGTGTGTACAGAAATGAAAAGGGCAGATACAGTGCTATTTATTATAAAAAGAAATAACATGGAAACAATTATCAACATCCTTATGTGGCTTTTCTTCTCTGCTGTAATATTAATAGTATTCCTAATAATAGGAGACAGCATAGCAACAAAATTCACTAGATCTAAATTTAGTAAGTGGTGGAGAAGACATATCATCAGCCACTTCCCTTACGACTCATATTAAAAAACAAACACATGGATATTCTAACTCTATCTAAGTCTTTATCGAAATCAGAATTTAAAGAAGCCTTATTTTGTATTGAGAAAGTAAATGATGCGGGTCTATTACTAGAGTTTATTGATCTTGTTAATGACTTTGTAAGGCAGGGTACAGATCTAGATTCTGCTATCCACCATGCCAACTACGATCTACTTATAGATTTGGAAACCGGAAAATATAAAAAAGAAATAGAAAACCTAGTAACGGGGTCCGGGGGAAATTACGGATTCTAAAAAAAATAAATATATGTTTATCATTATCGCACTATTTAAAATATTTGCCTGTTTTTTAATAGGATACAATATAGGCTATTACGGAGTTAAAAGTTTAGAAAACTAAATTTACTTAAATATAAAATTATGAAAAAAGGAAAATTGCTATTTACAGTATTCGGTTGGTGCATTATTACTAAAGAGTCAAATACAGAAGCCTTTCCGCTCTCAGTCTCTTCATTCTTGGTAAGGGTTAACAAATTAAAAAGTGGAGATCTCGTTGAGTTTGAAACTACAAAGTCCAATATTGTAATAGAAATAAAAAAATACGCACCAGTTAAATCATTCAAGAGGAACCCTCTTACATTAAAACCTGGTGGTTCTAATTTGAAATTTGTATTTACTGACGGTATACAAAACCAACCTAACATTAAGTACTCTGAGGTATATATAAAAAAGGTTCTAAAGGAGCTTGAGACTGAGCCTAAATTCCTTTTGGAAGTGTGGGAAAACGGAAAACTTATCTGGAAAGATGGAGAATTTATTATATTCTAACTATGAAGAGGATAACACTAGAAGAAACAAAGTACTATGTTAGGCTAGAGGGAGAAGACCCTAACAAGATGAGAAAGGCTGTGGCCTTTTCACTCACACCTTGTAACGAGCCTGGATGGGAAGAGGTAACTTACTATGGTGAAGGAATACTAGATCCTACCCTAAGTATAAAAAAACCTGAGTGGGTCTACGTTCTAGTGAACAAGTCCATGCCTGGTATCTGTAAGATAGGAATGACAAGTACAAGTGTTAATCAAAGGGTAAAGGAGATTAATTCTGCAACCGGAGTTATAACACCTTGGTTCTCTGTCTACAAATACAAGTGTATTAATTCAAGAAGACTAGAAGAGGAGGTTCATAGGCAACTAGAGAATTACGGGTACAGGATAAACCCTAAGCGTGAGGGATTCGAGATTTCATCTAAAGTTGCAATTGAGATTATAGAGAGACTAGGAGATTCTTTGACAGTTACTCCAAAGGATTTTGATAGTCAAGAAAGAGATAAGTAGTATATTTGTAAATACTATATTTTTAGGCCCTTTGCGGAAAAAAAAACAGTTATGACATACCTATTAATTATTTTATTATCTTTATTTATTTGCTTCTTAGTAGTTAAACTATTTAGATTTGTTCTTTCTTTCATATTAATATGTCTAGGACTCGTTGGGGTTGGCCTGGTTATGCTTCCTTGGGATATGGAGATTGGTATACAATTAATTACTGTATGCGTCTGTTTGATCTTTATTACGCTTGTGGTGACAATGTTTGCAGGTGCGATCTCAGCATTAATAGTCACTCCTTTGATTTTATTATGGCAAGGTATTCGAACATTATTTAACAAGTAGTCCGATATTTATTAATAGTCAAACTTAATAGAATGAAAGATTTTAATATCGCAAAGTATTTGAAAGAACACAACCTTGGTTCACATGGCATCCTTGGTAATTACATAGATTTACAAGCTCTTAAAGAGGAAGTAGATAATTCTATGACTATAGAACTTGATATGGCATGGGATGATTCTGAAGACGCTGAAGCTCAAGAAGCATTTAGACAGTATAATATTAAAGTATCAGGTGGAACTGGACGTCCAGGAACTTATCAAGTAGCAGGTAAGAAAGAAGATATCCTTGCCTATCTTAGAAGTGAATTCTACGGAATGGATGAGACCGATATTCAGCACTACTATCCTGAACTTCTTGATGGAATGAATGAAGAGGGAGATCCTAATGGAGATCAATACGATGGCGAATACGATTCTCAATTTGGTCCTGCTATTACGAATGAATTAGAAAAGCCTAAGTCAATCTATGTTACTGACGATTCTGAGGACGACAAAGGTTTTATTGTTCCTAGTGACGACAGGATGATGGATCTTGGTGGAGATCAAATTGAGCAAGGTATTATATCTTTGCTTGACGACGGATTCGAACCAGAAGATGTATTAGACGCGTGTAAAATGTTTATAAACGCCCACGTTAACGCAGCAATGCAAGGTAAACAATTCTAACTATGTCATTTAATTTTAAGTCTTACACATCAAACAATCCACTCTTACAAGAAATAGAAGAGGAAGTAACAGTTAGTTCATCCGGCGTTGAAATGGAAGGTATTAGTGAAGATATAGATATCTGGCAGATGGCCGGAGATCATCTAGAAGCCTTTAGAAATGAATTAGCTAGTGCTCATGCAATGGCAAGTCAAAGTGGACAAAGTGAATGGGTAAGCGCCCTTAATAAAATTGCTTTACGATTAGATGCTCTTGAAGGTGCAATGGCAGAAGCCAATGCTAAACTAGGAGTACTCCCTACAAAATAACTCTTGCAAAAACCCATGCATAAATTAGCCTCAACTTAATTGTTGGGGCTTTTTTATTGTACATCTTTTCTGTAAAATCTGCCTTGGATATTATCGTTGTATGAATCTATATGTAGAACTTTATAGTACATTTGCCAATAAACTTCATAGTAGGTTAACTGCTTCTTAGAAAAACACAATTGAATAATCTCTCTAGTAAAGATATCGTCACCGAATTCCTTCCTTTCTAGATTCAAAAGCTTATTACTTCCATGGTAAGACAGCCAATCAGACTCTTTAACTATCTTTCGTTTGCGTGGTACGCGCCCAGGTTTGTCCCATTCCGCGATCTCCTTCTTGGTTAATGTTTTACTAGTATTGTTATATAGAACCTTTCTACCTATATAGAATTTGCTGGTGGCAATATTGGTGACCTTATATATAAACCCTACAGCTTGTGGAGGAAAATCTTCTACGCTATTAAACTCTCTAGTAACTCCTAGAGGATCGAAATATAACCATTTATTCATAATTTATTTTTTAACTATCCCACCTTACTACAAACGTCATATCTGTATTTTCAGGTACTGGATACGGAGTTGAAAGTTTTCCTACTACTAATAATTCATCTTTATCATTATATAATCCTACAGTAGTAGCATAGGGATGAAAGTCTGATCCTGTTACAGCATCTATATAAGAACCTGAAGTTCCTGCTTTATTTGCACTTGGATTCAATGTATAATTAAAATCATTTTCATTTACACGACACCTTACTTCATTTTGATAAATAGTAGTCTCTGCATTTAGAGACATCGTATATGGAGAATAAGCTATTGGCATATATTATAAATATTTACCTATGTAAGAATCCTTAACATCTTCCCATAAGAATCTTGTGACAGGCTCATTATAATTATCTTGATAAAAATATGGACCACTTTTTGGAGTTAGATACAGTCTTTCTTTAGATTTTAATGCTAAATCGACATCTAAAAATTGATGGGTATTAAATGATTGCTCTATAGACTCTAATAAAAAATTTGCAGTATTAGGACTAGGTACAACCATAGTATGCATAGATAGCATATAATAAATTCTATAGTACTCTTTATTATACTCTTCTAAATACATGTTAGGTTTGTAACCTCCAGTTTCATATAAACTCCCTCCTAATAATATAAGACTTTCAGTATCTGGAATGGATATTGATTCAGGTAATTCTTTTATTAATTGTATATCATCATCCATCATTATAAAAGGATACTTTCCTATTTCTATTGCTGTATTTAAAAGCTTAGTTACACCAAAAGCAATCCTATCTTGCCTCAAATTTGATTGGTAAGAGTTTGAGATTCTTAAATTATTTATATTGAGAGACGATAGTAATTTTTCCATGCTAACCTTCCTATCAGTATATCCCTCAAAATTTAAATAGTAAAAAGGAATATTTTTAAAATTTACCAGCATAAAATTCCTCCTCTTATATCAAATATAGAATCTTTATTTGCTAGCATTTCTATTTTATATTTCTCTATTTCTAAATTAGGATTTCTAGTTTCTCCAATCCCTCCTTTATCACTAATATCAAACATAAATTTTTCGCATGGTACAGTATAAGGAGGATTAAAATGAAAGTACTTATTTATATAACTCTCATCATTACATCCTGGTTCATAAGGAATTTTTTTATCTTCTACTTGCCATTCTATTAAAGTCTTACAAAAATCTATAACTAATTCTTTTTTACCTCCAAAAAAAGCACCGTAGTGATAAGTATATGGCAATTGACTATCAATAGGAACGCACGCTTTTGATATTGAATTTCTATCAAATCCCGCACCGTCTTTTAACCAAGTTCTATTACCAAAATGTTCCCCTCCTACAAGATCTCCCAAAAACCAATCTTCTGTAAAATCTCTTGATACGTTTGTATCTGCATCAAAATAATATAGATAATCACTATTACAACTATTTAAATTTATTATACTATTAAATTTATCATTAGTGCCTTCAACCCAATTATCATGGTTAGTTTTAAAAAATCTTACATCTATATTATCTGATATAAATGGACTAGGATCTGTGTCAGAAAAAAAATAAAATACTATTTGTTTGTCTCCCTTATAATGATGAATAAACTTCTTTATAAAACGAACTCCTAAAACAAAATAAGCATTTGTAGCAAGTATAGCTATTCCTATATTAGACATGATTTTACTTCAACTTCTTTTATTTCTTGATAATATAAATGACTGCAATTATCATCTTTAGTTCTAAGACTTAAATTATATGGTAAGCTATCTCTATAATTTGCTTTATAAAACTTTCCTCCACATGCACAAGTCACTCCTGCATTATGATATATAGTTACTTCTTCCCAACGCTTTGGAGAGTCTGTTCCCCAACAAAAATCCATTTCTTTTACTACTAAAGTTTCGAATCCTTTTATCCACCCATTCCAAAGTACAGCCCACATATCTGCACACCATATTTGTAATTCATGGTGAGAAGGATCTGCAGTCTTCTTTTCAATATTTAGTTGTGTAATTTCATAGAATAACTTCTCACAGTCTCTTTCTACCTTATCCCAATAAGTCCAATCTATATTTTTAATTATATACTGAGCTCCACCTGAGTGGTCGTTTAGGAGCTTAGGGATCATCTTAGGCATCTTTACTATTTCACACATCTTATCGTAAACATCTTGACCTTTTGACATTATGTAGTCATAGTTAATATAGCTATTAGTATCGCTTAGATACCATATATCATCATCTAGAAACTTATTAAAATCTGGTTTTTTAGTAAAAACTATATCGCAATCATGATAAAATATCGCTTCATACTGAAGCTCTGGGTATTTTCTAAAGTGTTGTTTAATTATGTTCGGTCTAATAGACGATATATAATTAATTGGCTTTTCTCTAGTATCTTCGTAAAAAAAGAATCTAACCATGTTATAGTGAGTGGCTAATTTATTCCACATTTCTATAGTTTCAGGTTTACTAGTATCATCGTTTGGATTCCAAGCAACTAGAATGTCAATATTATTTGGATTGATTCCGTGCTTAATAAAGTTATTGATCATAACTTCAACTTGCCAAGCATAGTAAACTAGCCTTGGTTGAGCACATACATAACGTAGATTTTTCATAACAATTTTAATTTTTTTATGGAACGATATCTCTATCAACAGTAATACTTATCGTATTTGCTCCAGTGTTTACGCTGTAATTATAGAAAGTGGTACTAGTTGTAGATGGGCATACTCCAGCTCCTGATGCGCCTTCCATAGAGTATACTTGAGTGAAACTAAATACTAGAGCATCACCATTAGACAATCCATTGATTTGGAATAAATTCGTACAGCTACTTGTTGCAACATTACCAAGTGATATTGGTGATCCTCCGTTAACTGTGTATTGTAATGTTGGTGTTGCATTACCTCCTGTACCAATGTCTTTAGCGTAAATAGCTACATAAGTATTTACTGTAGTCGTAGACGTAGTAGTACTAGTTGTTGTAGTTGTAGTAGTTGGTGGCTCTGTTGTTGTTGTACTAGTTGTACTAGTAGTTGTAGTAGTCGGAGGCTCTGTTGTTGTTGTGCTAGTTGTGCTAGTAGTCGATGTTGTACTAGTTGTTGACGTTGTACTAGTTGTCGTAGTAGTTGGAGGTGCCGTTGTTGTTGTACTAGTTGTACTAGTGGTAGTAGTAGTCGTAGTAGGAACTGCTGTAGTTGTAGTGGTAGTTGTACTAGTAGTCGTAGTTGGAGGACCCGAATACGGAATCATAGCATATTGATATTCTACATCTGTAATAATGATGACTCCTTGAGAGTATAGCACATTTCCTACATGATTATTTTGATTATAGAATGTATCTACTACATTACCATTACCATCATCAACTAATCTATATGTGCTTCCTGATATTACTAAACTTTTTCTTCCTATATTTTCACCAAATACAGATCTTGGCATTGCAAGTATAGTTACTATAGCACTTGATTCTGTTGGAAAATATCTATAATCATTATCAAATGTTCCTTCTGCAGCAGTAGATTGTAAAGAAGAATCCCAATAATTAGCTGAATTTAATAATGATCCTGTAATATATTCTTGATAATATAATTGTCTTACTAAAGCATAGTTAAGGAATTCAATAGAACTACTATTATAGGTTGTATTTACACCCCTATTAAGTGTAATACCCGCGTCATATGCAGAAGAACTCAGATATGTTGCAGAGTATTTAAGTTTAATAGGATT